TTTTGCCCTTCATATTTACATTCAATTTCTTCATCTTTATGCTTTTCAAGAAACTCTTTCAATTCGTCAAATGAATAATGTTTATGAAGACAAGTAAACATAAGATTTTTTGCCATAACTTCTGCCATAGCAAAAGTACCAGTTGTTGCCATATTTGCTACCATTAAACCATTACCATAAATGGTATTTTGCTCATAGAGGAAAGAGTTTGGATATTTAAAACGATATTGTCTATAAATATCTGGTTCACTTCTTGAATTAAGTGTTGAACGTTTCGGTTTAATCATTACATCACAGTAATCCAATTGTACTTCTTCAACAATATTAGTCATATATTTTTATCTCCCGTATAAAATTATCATAATTGGAATTAGAATTAAAAGTATGAGTAAAGATAGAATACACACAATATCAAAAAACTTATCTATCACTTCTTCTTACCCTTCTATCTATTGTACATTTTCTTCATTCTGGCTTGAGCAAGCATGAACTCTTTCTTTTCTCGTTCCATTCTTTTCTTGAATAACTCAATACCATTTTCATTGAAAAATTCTTCTGGCAATATTTTAAACACACTTTTATGTTGCTCACCATAGTGATTATCAATATAATCTACGAGCATATGTTCGTAACCAGTTCTTGTTTTAACATAGATGACATTCTTATCATCACCAAACTTAACATCAAAGAACTCTTTACCTCTTTTGTTAACTTCTGTTGATTTCATAGCGTTTCTCCAAATCATTTAATCTATTAGTAGTATATAATCATTGATACAAAATGTCAAGAGTTATTTTATCTCCAAATCATTGTATATTTCAATTAATTTATTGTTTGATATATTCTCCATATCCATCTTATTAATTAATTCGACAATCAATGTATCAATATTTTCGATGTTAGTTATTTCCGATGTGTTGGTATCTACATTCTCAATAGACATCTCAGCAGGATATATAAGAACATCCTTTATTTGTGGTATTTTTCGCAATTCATCATCAAACTTATTCAAGTCAATTTGAGTCAATGGTGTATCATTCATAAGTTTAAGAATCATATTGCTACCAAACTCTATGCTACCCATTTGACTTACAAAAGTTGAACAATACTTAGGAGCATCTGTCCACTCATAATACTCTATATCATTAGTTTCAGTATCAAGTATCGCAAAACCTTTATTATGCCAATCATTTGAATCTGAAAAATCATGTGAAAAACAGTTGCCAATGTATGTAATGTTATTCTTCTCTTGTCTTAAATGAAAATGACCGCAGCAAATACGTTTAGGACCATCATAATCGCTTGGATTAAACTCACCATCATACTTCGTAATCTTATTCAATGAAAACGTTGGTATTTCAGGGTGACAAAAAACATATTCTGGATGATATTCTTCAATAAGTTCGGGTAATGATTCTCCCTCAACTAACCAAGGACATAAAAGCATATTATCAACCATCAATGGTTCATATATTACTTCAATCCCTATATCACCTTCTGGTATTACAACACTTGTAACATCCCTTCTGTTACGATAGTATAAATCATGATTACCAAGTATTAAATAACCATTACCTCTAGCCAATTGTCCAAACTTATATAGACCTTCTGTACCATATTTTAGTGTCTTGTTATTTGTTGCAGGTCTTACGTGATACCAATCTCCTAAAAAGATTGCACCATCAATATCCATATCTTTTGTTTTATCAATGATAAAATCAAGGAAATCAAGACATTGCTGATTAAACTCATCTGAATTGGACTTATTGCCAAAATGTATATCTGTAAACAATATATATTTCATTATTTCTCTCACTCTTGCTATAATATCAGTATATCAATATTTGGGTCAAATGTCAATAAATATCTTTATACAAGAAGGATTTTTTATGTTCACATTTGATACAACACTTGGTTATACTACTAAAAACAAAGAATGGGAAGTACTTACTGATAAAGAGTTAGCTCTCCATGATATTTTAATGGAGTTTAATACAAGAAAGGGTGAATGTGATTGGGACCCAAGTTTTGGCTCAACAATTATTGACAGAATATTTACACCAAAAACTGAAACAACAAAACTAGCAATAGTTGAAGAGATTAGAACCATATTCGATAAAGAACCAAGATTATCTTTGTATAATATTGAAGCACAAGAAGTTGACAAAGGTTGGGACTTTTATTGTGAGGTTGGTTATTTAAATGGTACTCCAGAAACATGGGTATTCAATGTTGAAAAAGACAATGGTGTTAAACTTTTATCTAATGGTAGTTATCCAATGGAGAATGAATAATGCAATCAACTATTCTATTACCTAATATGTCTGGAAAGATTGACTTCATTGGGAAACCAGTGAAAGCTATAGGATATGATTCCATAAGAACAAATAAGAGAAGTCAAACTATTTGTTTATATACAACTAACTTTGTTGGAAGATTTTGGCTTCAAGGGTCATTAAAAGACGAACCAAAGGATGATTTAGATTGGTTTAATATACCTCTTACTGATGAAACACCTTATGTTGAAATGAATAATTTCAGCCTTAATCCTGTTAAGCATGATAATCGCATTTATAACGTTAATGGTAACTACTTATGGTTAAGAGGTAAACTTGATAGAAAATCATACCTTCATATCATTGACCAAAAGACTCAAACCGTGTCACACGCACATACAGTCTCCGTAAATGATGTTAACCATGATTATACCAATGGTTTATATGTACCTACACCTTTGAACCCAAAATATGATCCCGAATATTATGAAGGATGGGATGCACATTACGACAATGCTTACACAAGAAGCATTATGAGCTATCATTTAGGCAATATTGAAAAGGTGATATTATGTTATTAGATGAAGCATATATCCTTAACGAAAAGTTTTCCATGGATAATTGGAAGAAGAAAGATTATGATAAAATCATTGATGCAATCATTAATGAAGAAAATCCTAATCTCGATGCTTCTGCCGAAGATGCTTATGAAATTCGTTTATTAAACCTTCCTCAAGAAGTTAAAGACTTAATTTTGGCTGATTACATTACTAAAGAAAAACCAAAACAAGATGCACATATGGCTACATATCAAAATCCTGAATTTTTAAAATGGTATCAAGAACAACATCCAACTATTGATTGGGGAGCAGTTGATGCTTGGTATGTTATGGAACATCCATATGCTCGTAAATATATTGAAAAATTCTGCATGAAGGAGTTTAAAGAGACTTATACATTCATTGAGTCTTTGGGTAATCCTATGACCTTATATCGTTTTGTTCATTTTGATTATAATAAAAATCGTGCGTCTAGTAAAAAGTTAACTAAACTTAAACCTGAAGATTTTGGCGACCATATTTTAAAAAATGACAATATTCATTTAGGTGTATGCTGGACACCACATTTTGATAAGGCAGAAGAATTTGGAAATCAAGAACACTACATTGATGAATTTTGTATGATTATTGAAGCAAAAGTTCCAAGAGATGCTGTCAATCTTCCAAATACATTAATGAAGCGTTCACAGCTAACATATTACAGCTATGAAGATGAAATAGAATTAATTAAAGGTTCACCTATAATGGTTGAAAACTTTTGGTTTCCACCTGATAATGAATCACGATTCCATGGAAGTAATGAATGGGTTGATAATTATAAGCACAAAATATATAAGGTCTAATGACACTTTTCAAAGATTTGGTCTTTATATCTTCTTAAAAACCCTTCTAAATCAGTTACTAAAAACTCTTTTCCTTTATGATAGTACAAGGAATGACTAAACTTATCTTCACCAACGAAATCACACTCAGATGTTGGTATAGCAATAAATGAGCCACAACGGTTTATCTTAAATGCTATAAACCAAAAGTCTCCTTCATCTATTGCATCATATTGTTGCTCTATCCAGTCATCTAACAATGGTATTGGTTTATCTATCAAGAAATGATGAAACGGAAACTCTTTATAAAACTTACACTCTATGCAAGTCTTTGACATCTCTTCTGGTGGCAAAACATCGGCTTTAAATGATAACAACTGTGTTGCTGACAAATAGCTTCTTCTTGTCGCATTTCTTCCACCAGTAAATGCTCCTGAACCATTTTTATTTCTTTCAAAATGATACCCAAATATATCAGAGAGCAATTTAGCACACTCTCTTTCCCATGAATTTCCTTTGGCTTTTGCTGCAGATGTCATAATTAACTCCTTATTATGACAATATTTATTGACCTATTCCGAGATTATGCTCGTGCATCACTTTAAACTCAATACCTCTTTTTTTACAATACTGTATTGCGGCAGCCCATTTCATTGAATTTTTTGCTACCATTAGTTTATCATATCCATTTGATGTCTCTTTCAAAGTGGTTTCTTTCAATGGTTTTATTTCTATCAATACTTTATGAGGTCTTTTTAAGTCATCAAGATATTCAACGTAAAAATCTGGAACATAAAAACTCATTCTGTTTCTAATAGGGTCTTTATAAAGTATTTTTATAACCTCTGAACCCCAACGATAGATAGCTGATGTATTGTCACACCATTCAGCAAAGTCTTTTTCCCAACCACTTCTATAAACAATTGGTTGAGGTTCAGTTGTTTCCATAATATTCATACACTTTAAAGGCTTTTTAGGTATAAAAAAGCCTTGTTTCCATCGTTTATTATGAGGTTTTTGATGCTTTTTAAGCTTTTCTTCAATCATAGCAACATAATTTTTATACCTAATTGCTGCTTCTTGAAGGGTTACTTGATGTTGCGAATCAATGACATCCATTACAAATCCTTAATCTTTAGGATTATTTATTTCTCTCTTAAATGTTGGTGTATAACCATATTTGTCATCCTTTGGAACACCATTCCAATCAATATCAAAAGGCAATTCATTTGCAGGTATTATTTTCACAACTTTTTCATCTTTGTCTTTACAAATCAGCCAAATATCTGATTCATAACTACCAACCCAATCACCTTTATATTGTTTTTGAACTTCTACACAATTTTCTGGCATATTATCCCAAAATGTTTTACTGTCTTCTTTTGTCATTAGTTTAATAACTGGTTTGGTCATATTTTTCTCCAAATATCTTTTATATCATTTTGTCAACATTTTTCAAAATCTTCTAGAGAAACTTCAATATATTCATAATCATATTCTCCATAAAATGATTTACCGACACATATTATAAACTTATTGTCTTCAAACTTAACATATTCATAATACCAATCTTTATAAGCAGATTGAGCAATTATTTCTCTTGCTCTTTCCTCAACAAGTTTAATCATATCAGTATAATTCATTTTACACTCCAATTATGTCATCCCATAATGATAACTCACATTTCGATGAATCAATATCATCACACATCATTATACAATCTGGGTATGATTGTGTTTCACCTGTATCTTTGTCAACAATGATTGTCTTCCAATCTTTCTTTGTGCCTAACGGCATTACAAGAAGATTCTTCTTAGGTATTTTTGGCACAAAATGTTCAATAGGTGTTTGATTAACTGTTTTAATCCTTATTGGAAGTATTTTTGGTACACCAATATGATATGGATTAAATATAGCCGTCTGATGTTCAAAATGAAGCAACTCTTCTACTGGACATAATTGACACAAATAATCGTTATCACTGGTTGTCAATATTCTCCAATTCAATGGTATTTCAAGGGTATATTTGTCTCCAATACTTAACACAACTGTTGGGTAGCGATAATATATGTAAGTCGTTATCTTCTTAAAATAAAAGTCCATATCATCTTTGTCTGAATAATCAAACACACACATTTTTGAATCAATCAATTTAGACGATGGTTGATTCAAATTGAAACTCGTATTATCTGGTATTAAAATCTCCACAGCACATCCTTTATCATTTTGTATAATTATATCACAATCATTTCCATTTGTCAATATTCATTACTTGATATGGATATTGTGCATCTTCATAGTAATGAATACGCTGGTTAAAATGTTCTTTTGAATAATGAGTGGTTGATGATATATCGTAAATCGTTACAAAGTCTTTATCAGAAGCTCTTCTCAAACCACGACCAATACTCTGAATCGTTTTCGTAAAAGCTTTACCATAGTCTATGAAAACGATATTAAACAAACGAGGTATATTCAAACCAGTTGAAGCAATTTTATCAATAGCTATTACGCATTTGTTGTCTTCATTAGCAAACTTCTTATACTCATCAAAACGCTTTGATGTTTTAACACTTCCTTGTAAAAAGATTGCATCAATGCCTAATTCAGTAAGCATTTTTTCAAGTGTTTCACCAGTTATAATACGATCAACCAATACCAAAGTATTTTTCTGTTGTTTGACAATACCAGTTATAAGATTTGCCATAAAAGTTAATCTCTCTTTATTTGATGCAAGATAGTCTTTCTCATCTTCCCAAGTAAAGAACTTGTAATCATCTTTGAGACGAATACAATTAACCTGACAATTCGATAAAAAGCCTTTATCTTGCAATTCTTTTGCTTGAACATTCTCGTCAATAACTGGACCAATAGCTGTTATAAGATTATAAAGGTCAATCTTTTGCTTCGGTATTGTTCCTGTTAAACCCCATCTGATTGGAACATTGTTGAATACTTGTTCGGCAACTTTTTTAACTTCATTACCTTTACAACGATGTACTTCATCAAAAATCATTGCAATAACACCATCAACAAGAGTGTCTAACTCTTCTTTTGTCAATGAATCTGCTTGAGCACCTTTAGAACGCTTACTTATTGAGTTAATTGTTTGCCAAGTACATACTGAAACATCATGACCAAAATCTCTTATTCCACAGCCAACAATACCTGCATCACAACCAAACTTATTCAATTCATCAGCTGTCTGGAAACAAAGGTCTTTACCATCAACTATTAAAACTACTTTACCAAATGGCTTTACTTTACGACACAATGCCGCAGATAAGAGGGTTTTTCCTGCACCTGTGGCGGCTTCTAATAACCCCCTGTGTTGATAAATCATTGCATTAATACATCTTACTTGATGTTCTTCTAAAATAATTGGTTGACCAGCTAATCTATGTCCTTCATACCAAGTCAAATCACTCATATAATTTTCATCAATAGGTTCACCTAAATCAGGGTCTTGTGATAAGTCATCTGGATATATCTCTTCTATCTCATATTTGTTATAATCAATCATTTTGAATAATTCTGGTAACAATGTAGTGTAAGTAATACCTGTTAAGCCAAAAAAGTTGATATAACCATCCCATCGACCGAGTTTATAAAGAGGTTGAAATCTAGCAGTTGGATTAAAGACTCTCAATCCATTGTAAACATTATGTAAATCATCATTAGTCAAACCATTGACTTGACAATGTACCCAATCTCTGTATCTAATAGTTAATTTGGTCATACTTCACCTCTACATTATTCTTTATTATAATATCACATTTATTCAATTTTGGCAATAAATATTATTAGCATTTTTGAAAAAAGTTGAGGAGAATATTTATGGCTGAAATTTTTAAAAATTATATGTCAGTAACATCTACATTAGGCAGTGAAAAAGTTATTGTACCAGCTGGTGTTGATGGTGTTTCTAATACATCATTAATTGCTGACGATAGTTCTTATGGTGAAAACACAAGAACTCGCTATTCAACAGTTCAAGTTCACTCTCTTTATATTACACAAGCATTTCTTCAACAAAGATGTAACGGTACATCTCGTTATGATGAAGAAAATTTCAGAAGATTAGATGTCTTCATTGTTGATACAAATAATGGAAACTCAAGTCGTATATATATAATGCATGATGTTATGCTTGTTCCAGGAAGTCCTTATTATATTGAAAAAAATATTACACTCACACCATCTCAAAAACTTTGTTTTGAACTACCAAGCATTGCTCCAAATACAAATGGTGATACGAATATCAATATCATAGCTTCCGCAATAGAGTTTGTTGATGACGAATAAAAAGAGAGGGCTTAAACCCTCTCTTTTATTTTATCTTCCAAGTTATGTATTTCCCTATCAATCGTTGACCGTAATTTTGAATCAGTCAAAATGTATTCAATATCATCACGTTTATATTCGTGCGATTTGTTAAGGCATAAAAAGGCTATTAACTCCGATGATGACGTAAATGTTTTTATACCATCCTCTGTATTAACCTTGATTATCAAAGGTATGCTTGAAGGAACAGGAAAAACATTAAACACATCATTGTATATGGTTTTCCATTGTCCTTCATTAATCATTATTCACCCTTTGGCATACTTGTCTTCAATGCAGCAATCAATTCAGACATACTTGAACTCAATAATGAAATCTGGTCTTTAACACCATTAAGTTCGCTCTTCAATGACTCTATTTCTTTATCCTTCTCATCATTAACTACTGTTTTAACACCATCATCAGAAATATGGAACTTCTGAGCTGTTTTATGTGACTTTTCAGCTTCATATTGATTAATAGCATTGACTATCTCTTTTGGTGTCATTGTAATATCAGGTGTTATCTCTATCTTTACTTGAGATTGATCAACTACCTGAATCTGTCTCAATGCTTGCAATACTTTAAGCATTGTCTGTTTAGGATAAGAATAGAAGAACTTTGTATCCAAGATTTTCCAGATTTCTGGGACTCTTTGACATTCATCACTGTTTACAACAGCAACCAATTCTGAACGCAAATCTGAATCCAATCTGTCATAAGGAATTACAGAGCAAGTATCTGGGTCAGTATCATTCTGTAAAGCGATTACAATATATCTCTCTTTAGTCAATTCATTCTGACCATAGTGCTTTAATTGTTTTCCTGTTAAATCATTCAAAGGCATTTTTTACTCCTATTGTTATTTCTAAAACTATTTATGGAGCATTTTTTGGATTTTTCGATTCTAACACTTTTGAAATTTAAATTTTTATATTGCGTATTTTACCATCTTTATCGACTAATAATGGGAAAAACATTATACGTGAGCATTTAGGATAATGCTTTTTAACCATACCTTTGACAGAATATTTTCCATCATTAATTTCTTTACCTAACTCCATGAAAGTCTGTAAGTTCTTCATATCATCATCTATCATACGAACTCGTGTATAAAGACCTGTTTTTAAGTATTTTAAGATGGTATATTTCTTGCGGTCTGAAACTGATTTAATGTCTTTAAGATTACCACTTCTCTCAATATATACTGAAGCATCATCGACATCAATGCCATTAGCTCTAAATGTTTTGAGGAAAAGCTCTTTATCATTGAAATCTTCTCTAGCAGTTAAGAAAATGACTTTATCAGCTAAACCATTGCGTTTAATAGAGTCAACAGCATTTTGTATCTTCTTGATTATTGGTTCTATTGGTTCAGATGTCTTATTGAAAACTTCTGAATCACGAAACTCACCAAAATCATAGTGTTCACCATCTTGTAACTCATCTGTATTAAACTGTTGATTATCAAGCTTTCTTACAAGCTTTCCGTCACGATTATAAACACCAACGTTTGCATAAGTATGAAACGTTGTTTCATCAATGTCTATAAATGATATTGATGCACCATAAAGGTTACTATTGATTTCTAATAAACTTCTCATATATGTATTTATTAAAGACCATTATCAGCCAACACTTGATTTATTATATTATGGAATCGTTCATTATTAAGGTTATTAGTACATACATCGATGTTAATATATTCAATTGGTGGTGTATTCATCAAATCATTATAATCACCAGTAGTAGCAACATATTCTAATGATGTTACAGTAGAACCAAAAGCAACCCATCTATTACCATCATTGACATAAAAAGTGTTGCTACCATCTTCATTTACAACAATCATTGCACCAATTGGAAAGTGCTGCGGTTCAGG